GTACCACCCTGTACCTCCTGTGCTTCATAATACTTTTGAACGAACTTACTAAAGAGTTCGTATTCATCAGTAATAAAAGCTGGAAGCTGCGTCTCAATGAGAGTAGAAATTCTCTTAGTCTTTACAGCAGGCATTTACTTTACTCTTTGTATGCAGTGAACGAGGAATTAGCAACGTCAACGTCAAGATAAACCTCACGGAGTGCCTTGATATCATTAGAACGGGGTTTTACCCTAACAGAAATGCGATTATCAAAGAAACTACCTTTAATGATAGTTAAGTTGTACATCATCAATTCACCTTTATCATAATCTATATCGCCAATTTCCTTGTCAAGGACAACCTTTTCACCAGTTACGCTATCTAGAGTATATAGGACAATTTTGCTATCCCTGTCCTCTAGATATACGTCCCTTGTAGGATACTCAGTAACCCTAAACCCAGTGGATGAAAGGACTGGTTCATCACAGTCCTTATCAAAAGAATTTTGAAAACACACTTCATAATAGAAGGTAGAATTCAGAGAAGGATAAAAATCCTTTCTCATTGTAAGAGAAGTTAGATTGGAATTGATTGTATTATCAGAATCATCAATTACACCTACCATCTTACTATATCTAAACTTACCATTAAACTTCTCGGTATCAGAAGTATCAAGATAAGATTGTACACCACCAATAACCTTGTCTCTAATCTGTGATGTTGTCTGATCAGTAGCTGCTCCATTATAATAGACCTTACTATTCATCTCAACATATAGAATAGAAGGATCAACTATCTTAGGTTCAACAGAAGCTACAACATACTGCTTAAGGTCTGCAATAATTTTCTGTTTTGTTAGTGAAGTAAGATAACTTTGATCCGTTGGTTTCAATGCAATGAAAACTTTACCATATTCAGGTGGATCCTGATCCTCACCACCAAAAATAATGATATCACTAGTCGCAGGATAAACTTTTCTTACAATTGCCTCATAGTCCTGAGAGGTCACTGCACGCTCCTGTGTGCCATATGCCTTAGGAGCAGTATATTTTATCTTCTGAGTGGTTTCTTGCACCTCACCGCCTGAAGAAGCAACAGCAGAGGTGATGTCTGTAGTAAATGAGTTAGGAGAGACACCATTAGGGTTCTCTATCACACCACTAAAGACAAATGTCCTCACACCATTACTTGCAGGACCAGATGTGGTCATGTAAGATACTTCAATTATAGAATTGTCTTCTAGTTTTCTTCCTAGTACACCATCTCCCATTAAGACTTCATATCTTCCATCTTCAATCTCATCGAGGAAGAATACTTTTGAATTACCATCAACACCTAAAATATTGTCTGATACAAGGTATGGTTCGTTAAAGCTACCTCCAGTAGGGAATACTTTTACTCTAATTGTGTTGGTATCAATATTTTTATTGTCAAGAACAAATCTTTGACTCGTTGCTGCAGCATTAAAAACAAAAGTATCAACTACTTGCGACCCTTCTACAACAGAAACATTTGTAAATGTAGCTACATCGTTAACAACTTGTGCTTTTACATCATCAATTGTTACATACTGGTAGATATTATTGTCATAAGTCGCAATAAATCCTGTTCCTTTCTTAAGAATTAGTTCTGTATCAAGTGTTGGTGTATTATATGTTACAGTAAAAGAGACATACGCAGTAGGAGCAGTAGCACTTTTGGGTCTGTACCCTAGTTGCTTCGCAATCGCTACTACGTTGTCTCTCAAGGTGGCAGAATCAATGAATAGTTCATTGACTACCATATTAGTATTAAATGCCGTATAGTAGGTATTATACGCTAAGACATCAATCAGGTTTGCTAATGCACTACCTTCAAAATCATAGTCAGTAAATTCTGATTGTCCTCTCAAATATTCTTTGAGAGTTACTTTGATATCCTCAAAGTCTAAATTAGCAACCTGTGTATAAGGCATTATCGTGTACGCTCTAAGAAGAATTCCTGTGCCACTGGTCTATCGTTTCTTCCAATAATTGTATAATACAATTCAACATTATAACCATCGTTCTCCATATCTGGAAAACAAATTACTTCAGTAACAAATACCCTAGGTTCGTAACGAGTAATGCAGTCTGAAATTTTACTCTTAATAAGTGCAGCAGCACCATAATCTAGAGGTTGAAATAAAAGACTCCTTAAATCAGAACCTAATTCGGGTTGGAATAGTCTTTCTCCCTTACCAGTAAGAAGTAATGCGGTTATCGATTGTGTGATAGCTGCATTATCCTTCACCGTTACCAAATCATCGGAAACAGGGTGCTTCTTAAAAGTTAAACTCAGATCTTTAAATGTCTGAAAGGTGGGCATATAGACACAGCAAGGCTGTTTCTATTTAGCGACTAACGTCTGTGTTCAACCATACATTACCACTGATTGACACCCTTTCTTCCTCGCAATTATAGTATGGATACACTGCATGTAATAACCTAGACGGAAAGAATAACATCGTACCTTCATCCTTTTTTGTTAGCTGATAACGATACATGCATGTCTCTCCTAGTATATTCAGATACTGTATTTCAAATACACCATTTAACTTAAAGTTAGCAGTATTATCTTTGTTTTGTTCTTCGTAGTCTGTTGGTATCTTTAACCATATAACAAATGAATATGCTCCTCCATGATTATGGATAGGTTGATATTCATGTTGATGTTGGTAATTTACCCATAAGTCCCTAAGGAAGTAAGGATGTTCTTTGTATATGTTCTCGTGCTTACCAGACTGAAAGACTTCGTTAAACTTATGGATTAATGGATTGATAGTATTAAACAGGAATAGGTCACCTATGTCCTTTATATTAATACTCCTATCCACATGCCCTATTAACTGTGGTTTAGCATCACTAACATGTTCATCAACGCACATCCATATATGCTTCAATTCATCAGCATTTAGCTTATGTTCCAACCATCCAACATTAGATGGAGTAATACTTTTTAACATTATATTTTAATCGTGGAAACCTGGTATAAACTCCCCTTCGCAATAGTCTTCTTTATCAAAGATTTCTTCTTCCTTTACATTCTTTCTCTTACCTTTCTTACGTAGATAGCTATCAGTCTCTACTTCAGTAATAAGTTGCTTTTCTTCAGACATTTGTGAACCTCGTGTGTGGAAACCTTCTGATCCCCATGGATTATGTTTTTCTGTTGCTAGACGATACATCTTCTCGTGAAGACTTATCTCTGCTTCTGTATCCTTGTCCTTCTTCTTTTCATTATCAGTTGCCATTGGCCAATTATCGTAAGGGTGGGTATATTTGTAATTAGGGTCAAACCATTCATCATAAGGGATTTCTGGTAATGCCATTAGGTTACGGAATAGAACGTGTACTTAAGAAAGAGTTCTTCTCCTTTCTTAATCGGTTTAATCGTCTTCATATGGTAGATCTTCCCCCAATCCTCCTCTTCGTACCATTTTACGCAATTGGGGTCTTCACTGTGGTTTACGAAACCTCCTAGAGGTGTTCGCATGATGTCTTCATCCACAACCACGTGAGATATACCAAGATACATCATTGCTTCTATATCTTCTTTGGCAAAAAGACCTTGCCCAGCTGTGGGACTGTCTTTTACATGAAGTTCTTTAGGCAATGCTTGATACATGATAAAATAATTATTTAATATTTATGTCGGTGCCCCGCTCGGCGTCCAGTTATTTCATGTTCCAAGACAACACCAGACGTTCTTTCTCGCTTTCAGCAGGTAATGTGTAATGATGTACGTATGACGGGAAGAATATTACCGAACCACTTCGTATATCCCTCGGAGAATAGACATCTACCCATCCTATGATATTATTGAAGGGACTCACAAATTGCGTCGGTGTATGCTCCTCTGGGTCATAGTCAATATACATGACTGCACTAAACCCTGTAGCTCCATGATTATGAATAAGATGCTGATCTCCCTTACCACCTTTCTCAAACCAATACGCATCAACCTCTAGAGGGAGATTCACTTCCTTCTTAAACTTCTCTAACTCATCTCTGATTACTAATTCAATTTTCGTCCATTCTACCTTCTTTGTTCGGAAGTCACTCGGAACGTACTCACCAGGATCTTTCTTGAACTCCTGATGACTCGATAAGTCTTGCAGTAGTTTCTTCTTACGATCCCAATCCTCCGCATAAAGGTGAAAGATTGGGACTGCAAACATCGGTTCGATGTATTCAGACATTATCTGCCCTGACCACGGTAACGCTTCTTTGGTTTATTCGCAGAAGTCGCAGAATACTTTGAGTGCTTCCCCATACCCTGTCGAGTTTTCTTGGGGATTGCTTCAACGAAGTTCTGCCCTGTCAGCGATGCTTTTGCTTTTGCCATAAAAATTTGTTAAGTTTACTCTTCTGCAGGAGGAACGTATGACCCTCCTGATCCGATTATTATTCTAGGATGTTGGAAAGGAATTGTCAAGTGCCTTTCACCGTATTGTGATTCACATACATCCCCAAGTTCGGTTATTCCTCCCGAAAGGGCAGGGAACTGTTCTTCTACACATAGAAAGTCATTCACCTTGACTTTGACAGTTCTTACCAAAGGTTCACAAGGTATAGGAATTCTTAGATTAGATGCTGGTACAGGAACTGCAGGAGTACCATCCAACACCATCAGCAGAGGTGATCCACCTACTAAAACAGTTGGTGCAGGAACTGCAACTCCAACAGCTAGTGGAGGATATATGCATCCTGCTCCTTCACTTGTTTGGTCTACTGTTTCTGGTCCTGCAAGATATTTTGGGAATGCCATTAGACTGCTCTCGCAACGTTTAGTAAATCTTCTTTGATACCTTCGACATTATTGTGAAGGTAGTCGAGGGTTTGACCGATGGTTTCGTAGTCCTCACTGGTCGGTCGCTTGTACATCAACGACGGATTCTCTAGCTGCGAGATCCGCTGGTCTAAGTTGGTCAACCTCTCGGACTGCCATAGGAGTGTTCTCTCCAATTCGTTCAACCTCTCCATTAACTCGTCCTTCATTGTTATCACCTGTATTAAAAGAATTCGACGCACGACTCTCGAACTCGTCGCAGAATGCGTCGAAGTTATTGAGGATCCTGTCGTAGTCACTGTAATCGACTTTTTGGGGCATTTTTTCCTGGGGAAATTTTTTTGCTTTTCGAGGTTTTTAAAAAACCATTTACAAATATATTTATCGGTCGTCTGGATACTTTTGTAGGTTAGGGACTTAACC